CTAAAGCTATATCAATATAACGTCCTTTAAGTTTCTCTTTTTTAACTATTGCTAAAAGATTAGTTATTGTTTCTATCATCTTTATTTTATTTAATCGTTTTTAGTTTTGTAAGTAACTCTATTTGTAATATATCCGTTTACTATTTGAACGCTAACGCCTCTCGCCATTCCTGAGTTAGCAGAATCAGGTCTAATTCCTACGTAAGGTGTAAAGTCAGGAACATACAATCCGTCTACTTCAAAAATACTACCAGCAAAACTAGAATAAAAACCATCAGCAAGTAAAGCGTTTGAATTACGTGTTGACGCGTAAAGTGAAATATTAGTTTTTCCTAAAGGATGAATATTTTTATCATCTTCTGCATATCTGTTTTCATAAGTCATTATCGGTATATAAGTTGCGCCAGTATCTCCAACGTTATAAGATTTTGCTGCATTTTTAGCAATTTGAACATCAGTTGCGTGGTAAAACACATATGAAGAACTTCCCAAAGCTCCGTCTAAGCCAAAAAACGGATAACTTGAACCAACACTAGTATTAAATGTAGCCGCGTTTCCTTCTACTATGTAAGGAACTATTTTGGAATAAAAATTCCATTCGCCGAATAATATTCCTTTGTAATCTTTAAGCTCTCCAGCCGCATTCATTATTCTAATAGTCCTAATGTTTCCATCCCATTTTGTTGACGCAGGTATTGTATATGACTGCACGTTGGTGGTTTGGCTATAAACTATTGACGCTTCAGCGGTTGCAGTAAAAATATCACTAATAACATCAGCAGTTTTAAAATTAGTTGTTGTATTTGTTCTTGCAAAAAATCTCCAATATTTTACATCTCCTTGCGAGAGACCGTTTAATTTAAATAAATATTTTTTTACATTAGTTGAACTTTTTGGACTAGAAGGCGTGTATTTTACATTCGTAACTGCGCCCGAAGCAATAAGAGTATCTAAATTAGTTCCTATTAAAGCTGCATTTGTATTAGCGTACAAGAAACCGTAACTCTCAAGATTCCCGACTTCACAAATTTTTCCTAGCTGAGTAATATTATGAGAAAAAATAACACCTGAATTAGATTGAGTTTCTTGAACGGGTTGAGATAATATAGCCGAAGTGACTTCGCATTCCTCGTTATTTATAGGAACAGGAGTATTGCCCGGAATCGTTGACGGTATTTTTATTATTGGATTGTCTAGAACTTCTTCATATTGAATACCCGCATCCGCAGTAACAACAGTACTATCAGCGGTTGTTCCTGTAGTTTTTACGTCTAGATCTATTGTTGATATAGCTTCTAATAAATTTGCTATTTCTTTTCTTTCGTCAAATACGTTTATTAATTCTAATTGAGATTTAAGATTTTCAAAATTAGTAGTGATTTTATTTATTTTATATACTTTGTCTGATATAATTAACCTGTCAAATAATTGGAGTTTTGTAATAATTGCTAATGGAATAAAAGCGTCTAACTTTGTTAATCGTCTTTCTACTTTGAAAACGTCTTGAATATAAGTCTTATAATAATCATTAAATAAAGTATCATTAAAAGGTCTCAAACTATATTCATTAATTTCTGCTGAAAAGTTTAATGTTTTAGAGGCGTCTAATTTTATTGAATTGCTTGGAATATAATATGTCGTTAACTCTTCGTGTCCTGAAGCTCCAATAAAACTAATTGAAGTGGGGGTTTGAAATCCTGTAGTAACATTAGTTGCTTTAATCGGATAAAATAATAAAGGCTTTCCAACTGTTGGCTTTTCGTCTTTATTAGCTGCCCATCCCCATTGTATACTTGTAGAGCTTGAGTCGTATTGATTAACAAGTTTCTCAAATTTAAAATGCTCAAACGGAACTTTAATTTCAAACTTTTTACCGTCAAATTTAGAATCTTTGTATTTTATTCCTCCCCAAGGAACTCCAAACCTTTCTTCGTGATCATCTGCAAAAAAGTTTTTAGTGCCTTCGTATTTTAATTCTATTTGATTAAAAGGTATCGTTGTATTTATTTCGCTTTTTGTAGTATCAATATGTTTTCCAATATCATAATATGAAACAGGTTTTAAAGTAGAGCCTGCATAAAAAGAGTCTAAAGTTCGTATTTGAGTAATTCCATCGTCATCAATAAAAGCTGTCAAATTAAACATTTTAAATATTCCAGTCAAAAAATCCAATATTTTCATATCAGGTAAATTGTCTTTTATTGAAAACTTTTCTGATGAAAAAGTGCTTCCGGTAGCTTTCCAAGTCAATATTGCGTCTCTTCCTGAGTATAATGCCGTCACTTTTAATTCAGCAGTATAAGTTGCAGCCGCTACTCCTCCAACTTCAATAGTATGAGATCCGGGTTGTAAATTTAATCCAATAATACTAGAAGATCCGGTCAAGTCGTCTTCTTGATAAATAACTTCGCCCTCTCTTCGTACTATTACGTTGTATTTTGAGTTTCCGGAACTGCTGAAACTACCGTCTAAAAATTTAGTTTTTCTTCCTTGTAAAATAGTAAACGTGCCGGAAGCTGTTAAATCACAAAATTCATCTGCTTTGGAATAAGCTTTATTACTTCTCCAAACGTCTGTAAAAGGTTGAATATATGTATAAATCGGTTGAGAGTTTTGAATTAAGTTGCCTTCTTTTATATTAAGCCACATAAACAAATTATAAAATTGCTCATTATCTTTACTGATAAAATCGTCTCCAAAAACAATTTCGGGAAACTGATGTTCAATTGCTCTAAAAAGCATTATTAATTTTATTGCAGGTTTTAATTGTTTATACTCTAATCCTTGCGCCGTGTTACCGTTAGATTTCCAAAATAAATTAGCTAAGTTATCAGCGTTTGCTCCGTCTGTATTACTGTCATAATATAATCTATGCGTATGAGTAATTAAAGGGAATACCATTGCGTCTTTCCATCTCACTCCTGATACAAAAACGTCTTGGGTGTCGGTTGCGTAGCTTTTTACATTAGCTCCTGAATAACTAAAATCAGATTTTATAAAATATGACAATCCTTTTAGTTTCATATTTCCAAACAAATCTTTTAAGCTAACAGTATTACCGTAGAATGTAAGCTTGTAAGTGTGAGGCTTATTATTTTTTAGTGTTGCTCCTTCAAGTTTTATTTTACCTCCTTTAAAAGGCTTGTAATTGACTTCTAGCTTCGCATCCTTTTTATCTCTAGCGTCAAATCCGTCTATATAATAATTGTAAAAATGTTTAAATATTACGTTATTATTTTTTGAAGCTGGAACAGAAAAAGTTTGAGAGAAGTCTGTAAAAATTTTAGATATATCTTTAATGTCTTGAATCGTTTGAGTCAAGCTAATTGATTCGTCTTTAAACATTTCAACTCTTTGATAATCGTCTCTGCTGACTGTTTCATTTGCTCCATTAAGAAGATTCATAGAAGTTCCGTTATCAGCAAAGTACAAAGTTGAGTCTGCTGTTACTTCATCGCCTTGAATAACGGTTACAGGCGTTTTTATTAATAGTTGGAGTTGTAACATTATCTAACATCATTTATCTTGTTAAAAGAAAATTTAAAATCAACGGTGTAATCAATCATTCTATCGTTTAATACTGTTTTTTTTGTTAAAGATTTGCTTGTTGGATTAATCGGTAAAGTTTGATTGTTATATCTAATCCATACATTTTCACTCATATACATTTCCTCTACTGAGGTGTTCATATCTTCAATTAAAAATCCAGTATTTAATTTTAAACTCGTTTCTGCTTTAACATTATATCTTTGATTTTGAGGATCATATATGTTATAACTAGCGCTTGAGTTTTGTATAATATTACTTCTATAATTTTCGTCAGTTACATTTAAACTTTCTACACTTTTTTTATAAAAATATAAATCTTGATAAGCTCCGTAACGATTAACAAAAGTAACTTTATATGATGTAAATTTTGGCTCACATATATTTGTAACTGTAATAGTCTTTTTTAATGTAGAGTCGTCTGTTCCATAAATAGTTACTGAAGAAGAGTTTGCAGGAACTGTTATGTATTGTATTTTTTGATTCGTATTTCCATTATCTGTTACTTGAGTTGTTACTCCGTCTATTATAAATTTTCCAACACCAGACGACCAAATCGGAATTGTTCCTGAAGTATTTTCTGGCAAATAAATATTACTTGCGCTCAACAAGCAATCAGTAGAAAGTTCTGCGCTTGCTCCTTCTTGAAAATAACTATATCCGTCAATTGCTTCATAAAATATAGTTTCGTAATTATCAAAAGAATACGACTCATCATTTTCATCGAATTTTTGAACAAACGCCTTGACCCAAACGCAAGAAGACAAGTAATCATTATTAAAATTATGAGTGATATAATCTCTAGCCAATTCAGATATTTCGAAATTTATTCTATCTTGTCCTTGTATTTTTTCCTTACTTATAGAGTATGTTGGATCACTAGGAGCGTTGGTCGTTGTTCCTGTGTAAATCCATAATTGTAATTCTATTCTCTTTAGTGCCATTTTTTATTTATTATTTTTCTCCTCCTACTCCTCCGTTGCCTTCATCAGCGTTCCAATCCGCTATACTTTGAACAATTCCGTATTCATCAATATAAAGCATTGTTGTAGTTCCTGCTCCTTGACCTGCGCCAACAGCAGCGGAAAAAGATCGAACACCGTACCAAAAGCCTTTTCCTCTAAATGCGCTCCCATTAAAACAAGTCCTAACGCCTAAAGTTAAATTAGCAAAACTAACATTCATACTGATACTTTGAGTTGCTGAATATGTTTTTGTTGAATCCATTATTATTAAAGGATCTGTGCCGCCTTCAAACGGTCCTGTAATGTACGCCGTAAAAGATCCGCAAACAGGAGTGTAAGCCGGCATTGTTATAGTTACGGCTTCTGTGATGTCTGTATTAGGATTGCTGTAAACGGTAGATTCATTTGGACTTGTAATTGTAAAATTTACAGTTTTTGCAGTATCAGTTAAAACTTGATCAAATGTTATAGGCGCATATGATTTAATAGTTCCTTTTTGAACTTCGCCTTGTATAATTGAACCTTTTGAAGTAATTTGATAACCGAAATGATTCGATGTTGCGTAAGTAAAAGCTGGCAATGTAGTTGTTCCGCTTCCTTGAGATTGTTGTACAAAAGTTTTTTGACACCAAATATATTGGGATCCGTTTCCTGTGTTTGCGTATCCGCTCGGAATAAGTATTTTAAAATACAATGAAACGTTTCTAACGCTTCCGGTTGTGTTTGCTCCCAGAGGCGCGGTAAAAGGTTGACCGCCAGCAATAGGATTAGATCCATCTGCATTTACTGATACTGATCCAGTAGCAGGAATAGAAGTGTTAACGGTTACTAAAGTGATCGTACCGTCTGAAGCTACGCCACCACCTTTCCCGTTTGTATTAGTACAATCATAATTAGAACTACATCCATTTACAGTTATTTTAGCCTGTTGATGCGCTGTACAAGATCCAGAACCGTCAAATGTCGTTAATTGATCTAAAGCATAAATATGAACAATAGCTTCTCCGCAATTATCTTGAGCTGTAAACTGAATGCTTTGGGTTTTTCCTCCCGTAGCACTAACTTGAGAAACTGAAATAAATTGGGGAGTGCTATTAAAAACACGATACCCAAGAATTGGATAGTTTCCTTCAGTAAATTTAGTTGAAAGATTTAAAGAACTAGAAGTGCCGCCCGCAGTTGTTAAAGTTTGATCTGATATGCTTCCGTTTAAGGTCGTGTTAACTGTACAACTTGTACCGGAATTAAAAAGAGGTTGAACAGCGTCAACATCACATAAAAAAAATGCGTCAGAACTGTTTGCGAATCCGGTTGGAATAGCTATTCTTAGAGTCACGGTTCTAGCTGTGTTTACAGATACAGTATCAAATTTATTATTGGTAAAATCAGCGGCAGTACTTGAAATTTTTTCAATCGTTCCGAAAGCCAACTCACTAAAAACCACTTCTCCGTCTTGAGCTACTGATAGTGAAAAGTTGTTTCCTTTAGCTACTCCGCAATCAAACGTTTTTAAGTCTTGAACCGGCTCAGAAAAAGAAACATAAAATGGACTTCTAGCGTTTATTTTAGTCATAATTATTTATTCATATCGTTAAACAAGCCTCCAAGATCTTCCCCAAACGCTTTCGCTATTTCAGGAGGAAGATTTTTAAAAGCTCTTTGAAAGGGAACGGTAAAAAATAAGCTTGGTTTTATTCCTTGTCTATATACCGCCTCTCTAACAGCAAAAGCATTTAAACCTTTTGTTTTTGCCCAATCTTTAAAATGTTTCACTGAAGGCTTTTTCCCTTCTTTAAAACTGAAAGGACTATTGCCTCCTTTTTGTTTCCACATTTTACCTTTATTATTTCGAGGATTAAAAACGCTTGTTGTTTTTCTAACTCCTCCAGCTCCTCTAACTCCTTTATCTTGAAACATTCCATAATCTTCAAACTCAAACGACAAAGTTGGAAGTGTTTTTTCTTTTGGATAAAAAGTTATACTATCATACAAGGATTTACTGCTGTTTTTTTTGAATCTAGTTAACCTGCTTCTTGATTGCTGAATAACATATTTTGCAAATTTATTTAATTCTTTTTCAACCTGTTTTAAATCCATTATATTCCGTCAATATCTATATCGTTAATAATTTGAACATTAAAAGTAGACACCCAACCCGCGACTTCATTCTCAAATCTATCAGTAAACATTTCGCAATTTGGTTCTCCGGACAATTGATAATTAGAGTCGTACAAGTCTCCTCGTTTTAAATCCATTAAAAGTCTATTTTGCACTTCTAATTGAGTATTAATTACATCTTGAGAGTTATCATTACCTGTAAATATATCAACAATCTCGTCTTTAGAAACGTCAACTACATCCATTGTAATAACGCTTACATTAAAATTCATTAATTTATCAGGAAAAGAAACCCCGTTAATCATTATATGCGCTAAAGGATATATTGTTTGTTTATTTAAATCAATGTCTGAAATATCTCCAAAAGTAACCGTGTTGACATTTGGGTCTGCTAATAATTTAGTCTTTAATTCGTTCGTTATTTGATAAAAACTTCTAGTTCCTTGCTGCGCCATTTATACTTTATTTCTATTTTTAATTTGGTCTGTTTCTAATTGATTTTTTTCCTTCATAAACGCTAACATCATAAAACATTCAGTTGCTTTTAAGCTTGTGATATGTTTAAATCTTGTAATATCTCCGAGAGCGAGTCCAAAGACGCTTTGATACCATCCCCACTTTGTTCCAAAATTTTCATTTGCTCCAAGGTTAAGTTCGTCCCCAATTCTTTCTTCAAATAAGTCAGAGTATGTTTTAATAATTCGCTCCTTAAATTGTAAAAAAAAACCATAGAACCAATTGCAACTGATAATGGAGCTTGTTTCATTACTTCGCTGTATTTAGTTCCGTCATATTTTTCAATCAAATATCTTTCATCTTTTCTTTTTGTAATTGGTCTATAAAGAACAGATAAAGCACTATGCATATTTGACCAGTCTCCGAGATAATTATCTAAATCAATATATTCTCCAAGAGTAATATCATCTAATTTAGGAATAAAACCAAACTCAGTTCTGCCTAAAATAAACACCTCTTTTAACTTTTGCTTTTTGTTTAATAATTTATATAAATGCTCTGCTATTCTAACAACATCTTTATGAGCAATATTCAAAGTTAATTCAAATTTAACTCCACAGAAGATCTCCATCATTTTTTGCATTAAAAAAATAGTACCTTGATTTTCTTTTGTGTTTAATTTCTCAAAAGTTTGATATTGTTCTAATGTTATTTCGTCTAGTGAGTCTGGTACAAGTATTGGTGCTTCCATAATTATATAACGAGATTTTAGTTGTATTTATAAAAAAAGGGCAATCTAATTGACCGCCCTAATTTAACCAAATAAAACTAAATAAAAAATTTATATCATCTGCGCTTCTTCACATTCTTTTGAACAAGTCCCTCCGCCATCAACTTCAGCGTCACATTCAGGACATTTATTTTCATTTTTATAATCTTCGATATGTTCTAATATCTCATAATAATTAACATTATCTAAAAAAGCTGTTGCATAAGATATTGCCAAATTATTCTCACAATCCTGCTCAATTAATTCCTGGACGTATTCTTTTAAGGAGTCTTTATCATATTCTAAAAAGTCTTCATAATGATCTCCAAAGATCTCTAAGTTAACTCTCCAAGTCTCGTAGTTAGTCCAGCCATTATGTCTTTCGTATCCCATTAGTAAAAAACGTTATAATCTAACCAAGCAATTGAGTAGATAGTTACATAAAATATAACAAACCATATTAAAGGGTAGGTTATTAGTTTGATTGAGGTTGATCTATTTTGTTTACTGAATAGTTCTTTTAGTGTTTCCATAGTTTTGTTTAATTAATTATAAGAAAGGGAGAGCTGTAATTTAACATACAGAGATTGTTTCAATTTTAAGGTTAGATTCGTGACATAGATCTTCAAAAAAACTATTTTCTTCTTTGTCGTTATTAACAGTTGTATAAATTACATACTTAAGATTTTGGCTTTCTTGAGCCTCGTACTGTTTAAAATAAGACGTTTTAAATTTAAGTGGATAAAATTTTTTTAATTTTTTCATAGTTAGTTTTATTTAGTTTCAGCTTTTTATAAAAAAGAGGAGAATCATAGTTCCTTTACAAAAACGAATAAATCGAATATATGGCTCAAAGTTATTAATTCTCTTTTCTTATACTATAAAGATATTAAAAAAAGTTGATATCTCAAAACGTATTTTAATTTATTGCATATTTTCCGAAGTTTGGTTTTGATAAAATACTGTAAGTTCCATATCTTAAAGCGTCAATTAAATGGTTATGTTTATCAATCGGTATATTAATAGTTCTGCCTGATTTATCTTCTTTCCATTTATAGTTTCTAAATTCTTGAATAGCGTTTGAACTATCGTTAGTAATATGTATTTTATATCTTTTTAATAAATCTATTCCTGCATTCACAGAGTCTTTACCTTTTATGCTTGGTCTAATATTCCAACCCATTCTTCTCAATTCATCAACAAGTCTTACTTCTGCTGAATCCGCCCAAATCATTTCTCTATTTATATTTAACGTTTTTAAAAAATTATGTATATCTGTAGTGGTCATTAATGTTCTATATAAAAACTCCTTACAATACAGATTATAGCCTTCAGTCCAAATACCGATTAAAGTTGTAGGATCGTTAGTGTATCCAAAATCCATACCGTAAGATAAAAAGTTTGCGTTTTCAGGAATTGTATTAGTTTCAATATATCTAAAAATGGTTGCTTTCGTTACTCCTTTTATTCCTAGTCCGTAGATTTGCCAATATTGTTCGTCTGTGTCTCTTAGTCTTTCAATCTCTTCTTTGATCGTATCTTCTAAAAAAGGGTTGTCTAAATAATTAGTTTGAAAAAAATCGGCATCATTTCTTGGTATTACTTTATCATATATCCAATGATATTCGTCTGAAGGGTTGTAGTCAATTATTATTTTTTCTTGCGTTCTAAATATTAACTGTTGCCAATCTTCCCAATACAATTCGTTTGCTTCATTTATAAATAACAAATCTCTTTTTCTTCCTCTTACTTTTTGAGGTTGATCCAAGCTTATAAATTCAATTAAATTTCCATACAATTGATATTCGCTTGAGGACTTATTATGAGCCTCCTCTGCATACATTTTATGCTTTTTTAGAATATCTATAAAGTCTCTCATCACTGAGGCTCTAAGACTAGGAAAGGTCTTTCTACATATTGTTATAGTTTTATTTCTTTTATTAGTACAATAACTAAATATGATCCAAAGCAAAATATTATAAGTTTTACCTGATCTTGTTCCGCCCTGTTCAATAATAATTTTCTTTTTACTATCTACTAAATGCCCGTAAACATCATTAGTCTTTATTCTCATTCCTGATAATCTCAACTGTTACATTAGTTGGCAATCCTTCTGCTCCTGTTATTTCTTGTCTTTCTACGTATCCTCTTTTTTTACCTTTTGTTTTTAATGCAAAAATAATAGAAGCCGTACATCCTGTATTTATTTTATCTACTAATTTACTCTCTGCAAAATCAATGAATATATTTTCAGGTTCAATACAATCTAAAGTATTTTTAAAATCTTTATCGTTTTTTTTCCAGTTATAATATGTTTGTCTTGATATGTTTACCGCTCTACAACTTCGAGTAACGTTCCCGAAACTCTTTTCGTAAGTTTCAATAAAAGCCTTTTTTGTTAATTTTGTGTCCATTTTTGTCTATTTTTGTATCAAATTAATGATCTCTAATTTAAGCCGTTTGTATTCTTCATCCGTGTTATTGTTATATAATATAACGTTGTTCTTTTCTATTATGTTTACAATCTTTGTTTTCTTAGCCTTTTTAAACACTTCTGTTTGATTATCTGATCTTAATATGTGTCTACCTTCCAAAGTTTTATTATCGGCTTTTAAAACAACTATTTTACATTTATATTTATTAAACAGACTTTGATTGAATAATCTGTCTCCTTCAAAGATAACCAACGAATTTTTAACTTTATCTAAAAATTTAAAAAAATCAGGTTGAACAGCCATTGAAAGTTTGTCTGTGCCTGAGAAGATTGAATTATCATAAATGCCTATAAAATATATATTATTTTTTTTATTGTATAGTCCTCTAACTAATTTAAACTTAAAAGTGCTTAAAGGTTTATAGTTTTTAATTATATCTTTTAATAGAGTTGTTTTTCCAGAAGCGGGTTCTCCTCCTATTGCTATAATCATTTTACAATATACATTCTTTAGCTCTATTATTTAAATGAATTAGATCTTGACCGGGTTTATACTTATTATGAACGTGGGAATGATACTTGCAAAGTAAAGTTTCCAACTCGTTTAATCTTAAACCTTTTCCGTTGTTATGAGGAGAGTCTATGTTTTTTAAGTCTTTTAAAATAGAATAAGCGTTTTTTAATAATTTATTATAGATATTCGTATCTGTAAGTATTTTTAAATTTTCCGGCATATCGTTAACTAAAAGAAGTCCTTTTAAAGGAAATGTATATGCTTTTCTGAAATCTAAAGATTCAAAATCTACATCTACTCCGTAACAACAATCAATCAAATCCATAAATTTCCAAGCCGCCCAAGGTCCAAATCCTTTTATTGTTTTAATTCTATTGAATATTTTGTTACCGTTTTCTAAAAAAAACTTCTCTACGTTAACTCCCATAAAAGCTCTTTGTATATTATTTAGATATTCTTTTGCGTTGTGTTTACTTTTTCGTCTTTCGTTTCCGAACTTGACTTGGTCGATTGGTTTCATCTTAGAAATAACTTGTAACTCTGAGTGACTGTCGTAGATAACTAATTTATGTAGTATCCAGTTAAATATTTGTTTTTTATTAAAACCCAGTTCTTTGCTTTTTTCTCTTAAAAATATGTAATCCGGATCTATGTCACCCGTTAAAAGTAGCTCTTTAGAAAAATCATAAAAATTATATTTATTCATTAAATTTATCTCCGGGTTTTCTTCTCTTTACTTTTTCGTTTTCTTCTTTAGCAGACCCGCAGTTGATCATATTTTTTCTGTAGTACATAACTAAACTGATTCTTTTAGCGTCTTTGTCTATTAATTCAATAGGAGTGTTTCCGTGCCATTGATGAACGTCTACTAGTAAAAGATCAGAAACTTGTAAATCAAAAGCAACTCCCCATTTTGGAACAACAAAATATCCACCAACATACCTTCCTTTTCTAAGAGCAACTAAATTTCCAAAACCTTTCTCGAAGTCTCCAGAGTCAGTATGAACAGCGGTTTGCCAATTTTTATTTACTGTTACAGTAGTAAAAGCAGTATTAGTAATAACAAAATCTTGCGCTGTTTTATCAGCTTCGGTTCTTTGAAGTTTATATTCTTGAGGCATTAATTTTGAATAAGCTTTATCTACAAATTTAATTATCGGATATGCTTTTTTAAATTTACTAAATTCCTTTTCATTAAAAGAAGTTTGTCTACAATAGGGAGTTCTAGGACTTTTATCAAAATAACCTATAATACCGCTGTTTACTTCCGTTAAAAGTTTTCTGTTACTGGATTGCGTTCCGTCTTTTTTAATCGGATTTTTTCCAAAAGTTCCGTTTTCTTTTTCGCCTGAGCTTATTGCTCTATTGTTAGAATGTCTAGAAGCTCCTTTTAAATTTTCATAAGCGTCTCTACAAATATTACTAGGAATAACTTTTTTTCTAAATTTAGCTATTGTTTTTCCTGTCTCTTTACAATATACGTCTGCGTCATAAGTCACTAAAGTATTATAATCTTTTTCACTTAATAAAGCGCCTTTTAATTTGTTGACTTTTTCGTCATTTAAAACAGGCTTTAATTTTATTATCTCAATTGAGCTTTTCATATTCATTTTTAATTACTTGAAAAACAGTATCTGTTGCGTTATCAGCTCCAAGTTTTTTTCTAAGAGCTAACTCCATTTTTTTAAATTCAGGCTCTGTATCAACATTTAAATACAACTGAATCATTCTAGTATGAGAAGGTTCTAGCCCTTCATC